TCATTCATGGGATTTCACATTTAAGAAATCAAAGAACTCTGATTATGTTGTTGGATCTAATTGGGGCAAATCAAAATCAAAAGATATTTACTTAATTGATTTGTTGAGATCTAAAATGTCTTTCACCGAATCTCTTGAAGCGATAAAACATTTTGCAAAAAAGCATTCTGATTACAATGCAATTCTTGTTGAGGCAAAAGCAAATGGTGAAGCCATAATTGACTCAATTAAATCTGAAGTTAAAAAAGTTATACCTATCTCTCCAACATCATCGAAAGAAGAACGCGCTGAAGCAATTTCCCCAATGTTTGAAGCTGGTGAAATATATTTACCACATCCATCAATTGCGCCATGGGTTGAAGATTATATAGGGGAAATGAAAGTTTTTCCAAATGGCAAGCATGATGATCAAGTGGACAGCTCCACACAAGCCATAGAATACCTAGATAAGAGAAATTCAACAGGTGGTATGGCAAAAGCCAATAAGAACAAACCAGAAACGTTTAGAAAGGCATTTGAAGGCGTTAAAAATAAACGCACAGCAAGAAAGGGAAAGATCAAAGTAAATAGCTATTGATTCATTGCGTAAAACAAAAACCTTTACTTGACAATATAATGCATTTTACAATTTTCCGATTTCAAGTAATAATTATATATACACAAAAATTAATTAGGAAAATTAATGAGTCAGGATTTCACGGAAAAAGAAACACCTAAGACAAATTTCAAGCAAGTTGGAAGATCTGGAACTCTAGTCACTGCTGACACTATTGAGAATGATTATTTAACACAGCTTATTGGTGAATCAGGTCAAGACCTTTATGCCAAAATGCTTTTATCAGATTCTCAAATAAGAAAACTATACCATGCTGTAAGTAACCCGATTAAGTCAGCAACGTGGGATGTTGAACCAGCAAGTGATGACACAAGAGATTTAGAAATAGCAGCACTTATCAAACAGATTCTTTTCAATGACATTCCTAATGGTTGGAAATCAAAGCTTGATGAGATACTGACTTTTCCTTGGCATGGACATGCTGTTTTTGAAGTCATTCATAAAAACAGAATAGACAAAACTTTTGGTGCTTACACTGGACTAGACAATCTTGCTTTCAGGGATCAAAGAACTCTTGATAAATGGAAGCATGATTCATCAGGAAAATTAACTGCTATTCACCAATTACAATCTGGTGATATAGAAGTAAATGATGACATACCAGCAGATACTCTCATAATATTTTACAATGAAAAGAAAGGTGATGATAATGGATACCCTTTTTGTCGTATGCTATATGGGAATTACAAAAGAAAACTTTTATATAAGCAGCTTCAAGCAATCGGAATTGAGAAAGGTGCAATTGGCGTTCCTGTTTTATCTCTTCCAGATGGTGTTGATTATGACTCTGATGAATATGCAGCAGCAATCGATCAACTAGATGCTTACACTCAAGCAGAGAATGCATACATTATTTTACCTACTGGTTACGAGTTACAATTAGACCAATCAAACACATTTGATCCTGCAAGAGTTCAAGTAGCTATTAAATCAGAGAATGAAGAAATAGCTGGTTCTCTTGTAGCAATGTGGCTTGAAATGGGAATTGGTGGAAATAGTGCAGTTGGTTCTTCAACAGGTATTTCAGCAGATTTCTTTAGGGATGGAATTGAATACCTTGCAGATAAAATTGCAGACACAATAAACATGTGCTTGATACCAAATCTTATAAGATTAAATTTTGGAGATACCGTTGAGGTTCTACCAAAATTAACTCACTCTGGAATTGCTGATGAAGCAGGTGAAGAGCTGATGAAAGTTGTAACTGGTTACACTTCTGCTGGAGTAATAACAACTGATGAACCACTTGAAGATCACATAAGAAAAGCCCACAACCTTCCTAAGAAAGCTGAAGGTGAAATGCTTGAGAATCAAGTTGCTCAGGATGAAGAACCAACTCCACCAAACTCTCCTGAAGGTGATGATGTGGAACCAACAGAAGATGATGTTGAGCTAAATACAAAAGCTGCAAAGACACCAAGAACATTGATTACTTCTCAAGCTAAGAAAATTGAACAAGACATCAGAGATGCTTTAAAGTTTTCTTCTGCTAAGTATGTGAATGATGTAATGGCAAGATATAAGCAATTGCCAAACTCAAAAAAGCAGCAAGCAACTGATAAAGTAAAAATGGGTGGAACTAATAATCTTAAGAAAGATTTGAAAAGATCTTTAACAGAAACAGCAGCACTTGCAATAGACATGGCCAAGAAAGAAGTGCCAAGTAAATCAGATGTTGAACTTTCTAATCATGAAAGAGATGTTCTTCGCATGGTTGAAAAATTTGGTGATTCTGTACATGATATAAAGCTAAACGATTTTTCTAAATTGCCTTTTTACATTCAAATATTAATCGCTAAACAAGCAAGCTTAATTAGTGAAGATTCTGTATTTGATCTTAAGTCTAGAATTGATTTTGCATACTCTAGTATAGAAACAAAATCATCTGATGAAAATGTTGTAAGGCAGGCAATGGAAGATGATGCAAATAAATATATTGAGTCAGCAGTTATTGCCCTTAAAGGGACTAACGCAGCATCAACAATGGTGAATGAAGGTAGAGATGCTTTCTTTTTTGAACCTGAAGTACTTGAAGAAATTCACTCTTTTACTTTTATGAATCTTGCACCTAAATCTGCTATTTGTAGAGAACTTGCTGGAACAACTTTTAACACTAATGATGCAGAATCTTTAAGATACCATCCACCACTTCACCACAACTGTAAGTCTTATTTAAGAGCAAATCTGAGTTCATCGAAAGGAGTCGATAGACTAGAGGTTTCAACTTTATCTCCAAGCGCAAATGCGAAGAAGAGTATAACTTTATGAAAATGATTAATTATTTTATCCATAAACTTATTTCATGCACTAGATGCTTTGGTACTGGTGTAATTGAAAAACCTAATGGAGATACCAAGGAATGCCACATTTGTAGTGGCAAGGGATATTTAAAATGAGTTTCTTAAGAAGTCAAATTAGAGAACAAAAATTATTAGAAATGGAAGTAGAGTTAGATGCTTTCATTGAAGAGAACAATATTTCTGAAGAAGCCATGATTTTTAAAATGGTTTTTGATAAAGAAGTTTTTCAAGAAGAAAAAGAAGTAAGAGAGTACTTAAGAGACAAATGTTTTTATGAAGCTGTGATAACTGAAACAGAAAGTACTTATGATGTTCAATTATTATCTCCTTCACAAATTGATGAAGATACAGAAATACAAGTACAATTAAGACGTGGTGTAAATGCATTTGCAGCAGACATGCTGCCTTTAATGTCTTTTGATAATGTAGAATTTAATGAGAAAGGTGAAGTAAATCTTTCTTCTAAATTTGAAACAATCAATCTTCATGAAGGGCTTCCACATATAATTGAAATAGCAAGAGTTGCTGAAGGTGAGCATCCAAGCTATGGAAAATTAAAAATAACACAAGATCATTTAGAATCATTTGTCAGTAATTTTAAATCTAAAGTTACAGGTGTTGATTTGGCCGTAAATGAAGATCATTCAAAAAGAGAGGCATTTGGATGGATGAAAGATGTGTTCTTATCTTTTGATAAGCAAACACTTTACGCTCAAGTTAATTGGAATTCAAAAGGTACGACTGCTTTAAGCGAAAAGGAGTACAGATATTTCTCACCAGAATTTAGATTTAATTATACGCATCCACATACAGGAAAGGCACATGGGGCAACACTTCTAGGAGGTGCTTTAACTAATTATCCTTTTCTTAAAATGGAAGCAATTACTGAACTTAATAACAAATCACAAGGAGTGAACAAAGTGAGTACTGAAAAGACTATTGAACTTTCAGTTCACAACGAAACAGTTGTAGAATTGAATGCCAAGATCACAGAAACTCAAGGTAAGCTTGATGTATCTGTACAAAAAAACATTGAACTTTCTGATAAAGTTAAAGAGCTTGAAAACACTATTGAACTAAATAGTAAAAAAGAAGCCCACCAAAAACTTTTCACTGAAGGAAAAATAAACGCAGCACAACTTGAAGCAATGAATGCAGGAAAAGGAATGCTTGAGGTTATTGCTCTAAGTGAGAAGATGAACAGTGAAGGTAAAGGGACATCAAATGTTAATTCTGATGATGAAATTAAATTATCAGCAAAAGAATTAAAAATTGCAGAGTCTCTTGGTTTAACTGCTGAAGAGTATACTTTAGCAAACAAGTAAGGAAGGTTTTAAATGACTGCTTTAACAAAAGATATTCAAAGAGTAGAAAAAAGAGGGAAACTTCTTTCAATGCCAGTAAAGGGAGATGTTGTTTGTTTTAAAAACGCTCTTCTCATGATTGATGCTGATGGTTATGTAAAGCCTTGTGCATCAGAAGCAGGAGCTTCATTTGCAGGTATGGGTTACGAGAGAGTAACTGCAACTGGTTTAAATGATGGTGATGTTTCAGTAAGAATTGAAAGATTGAATGCAATCGAAGTAGGCGCTTCAGGGATCACACAAGCAGATCTTGGTAAAGAAGTTTATGCTTTAGATGACAACACAGTTCAAATTGCAGCAGGAACAAACTTAGTAAAAGTTGGTGTAATTGTAGAAGTAATTTCTGCAACTAAAGTTCTTGTTAAAATGAACACAAACATTGCTAAATAAAGGAAGGTATTAATATGAGTACTTACGCTGGTAAAGAAGTAGTTACATTAAAGAAAGGATTGAATGCTGCTTTCGTAAAAGCATTTAATAATGCAGAAGATCCTGCTGATGTAATGCCATTTATTATGGAAACAAATTCAACTTCTAACAAAGAAGATTATGGTTGGTTAGGTCAATCACCTTCTTTAACTGAGTGGATTGATGAAAGAAAATTAAAATCTTTAAATGAATTTGAGTATGAAATTCCAAATAAAGATTATGAAGCAACTCTTCCAGTTGATAGAAATGCACTTGAAGATGATCAACTTGGAAATGTAAGAGTTAGAATTGATGACCTTGCAAGAAAAGCAAGAATTCATCCAAGAAAACTTTTCATGGAAGCATTAATTGCTGGTGAAACTGAACTTTGTTATGATGGGCAACCATTTTTCTCTGCATCACATGAAGAAGGTGATTCAGGTGTTCAATCAAATCTTCAAACAGGAACAGGAACAACTTTAGCGCAGCTTGAAGCTGACATTGATGAAGCTGAAGCTTGTATGCTTTCTTTTAAAGATGATACAGGTGAACCATGGAATGAAGGTGAAGTTAAAGTTGGTATTGTTTGTCATCCAAGCTTAAAAGCTAAGTTTAATAGACTTAATACTCTTGACCAAATTAACAATAGTTCAAATGGTATGAAAGGAAGAATTTCTCAAATTACTTATTCTTCTAGACTTGCTGTGAAGGGCACTGCTGCTGCAAATGATTGGTATATTTCAGACATCTCTGATGGGATGAAAGCAATCATTAAACAAAAGCGTCAAGATCCTGTTTTCAATTCACTTGAAGGTGATTCGGATAATGGTTTCATGAGAAAGAAATACTTATACGGTATTGATTACAGAGTTGGTTTTGGTTACGGACTTTGGCAAAAAATGATTAAGGTGAAAAACTCTTAATTTGTAAAGGGGGAATTTATTTCCCCCGTTTTTAGTTGGAGAAAAAGATGAGTGATAAAAAAATTAAATCTGAAAAGATGGAATTAAAACTAAGAAAAATTCATCCAAGAAAATCTTTTAGGTTAGGAAGGCATGTAATTCTTCCTGCTTTTAAAGAATTTGAAATGAATGAAGAAGAAATGAAAGAGCTTAAAAACGCTGGTTGCAAAGCTTGGATCATTTCAAAAAAAGAATTTGAAGAAAATAAAAAAGCAAAAGCAAAAAAGAAATCTTAATAGGTAAGGGTAACATTGAATGAGTAATGGATTAATTAATGCGCTTGGATTGTATGAAAGCAATGAAAACAATCCAAAAATTGATAAAGACAGATTAAGGGTTGCAACCAAAGATCTTGTTCTTGGTGTTGATTATGACAGAATCGATGTTACCTATCCTATTTCCACACAAGAGATTTATGATTACAAGCTAAGCACATCAACAGTAAGAGTCGTTGAAGTTAATTATTTAACAGCAGCGAAAAAAGACATAACAAGCGTGATAATTACATGAGCTATAAGTTTAATCCATTTACTGGAAATTTAGATTATTTTGAATCTGTTTCCGTTGTTGATGGAATAGCGACTGAATATAGAACTATAAATAATTTAGAAGCATTGAATAAAAAACTAACATTGGGACTTACTCCAGCAGATGCAAACAAAGTTTCTTTGGACATAATATCAGGAACAACACAAGAGTATGGGATTGATTACAATGTTGTTTCAGATGAATTAATTTGGAATGCTTTAGGATTAGATTTAACACTAGAAGAAAATGATAAATTAAGAATAATATACCCTGTTTAAGAAGGAGTTTAGATGAGTAGGTTATTAGGTAAATTTGTACAAGATAGTACAATAACAGATTTACAAATTAGATTAAGAAACAATTTAGCTCTAAGGGCAAGAAATGCTGGTGATACAGCAGATATTGATATACTGAAAATATCACCGACAGATGTTCTTGAAATACTTAGAGAAATGAGTTTAACAGGAAATAAATTGACAAATGTTGCAGAAGGGACAGCAGCAACAGATGGTGTTAATTTAGGGCAAGTGCAAGCTCTTGTACAAGGTTTAACAGATCCAAAAGATGCAGCAAGAGTTGCAACAACAACTGCTCTTCCAGCAGTAACTTACAATAATGGAACATTAGGTGTAGGTGCAACATTAACAGCAGATGCAAATGGTGCCCTTCCTTCTCAAGACGGTGTTGCCTTAAGTCTTAATGATAGACTTCTTGTAAAAGATCAAGCATCAGGATTACAAAATGGTATTTATGATGTGACTCAACTTGGTGATGGATCAAATCCATTTATACTGACTAGATCTGAAGATGCAAATATTGGCGGTGGTGATGCCACAAGTGAACCAGAAGGAAGTAGGGTTACTCAAGGGATGTATGTTCCTATTTCTGAAGGAACAATTAATGG